ATGGAGACAAGCGACGTACAGACAATCGTGCAAAGCGCCATTCATGAGTTCCTGCGGGCGCAGCAAGCGAGCAGCGAGCCAGCTCACAAGGCGGAGCTCGAAGAGGAACGCAAGCGGCGGGAACAATTAGAGCGGCGCCTGAACGAGCTGGTGGAAGAGAACAAGCGGACCAAGCAGGCTGCGGCCGAGGCGGAACGCGGAGCGGCGATCCGCGCTGAGCTTCAGCGGTTGGGCGTGGGGAAGGTGGATTTGGCCTACAGGGTTGTTCAAGACAACATCGTGCGCTCGCACGACGGGCAGCTTGTAGCAAAGACGGATCAGGGAGAGATCGGGATCAAGGAATTTCTGGCAAGTTTTGTGGGGGATAACCCGGAGTTTCTGCCTGCCCGCATCGCTGGTGGGGCGGGAATCGGACCGTCGCATCGCGGATCGAGCGTCAGAGAAGGATTCGACATCGAACGGATCGTGCCGGGAATGAGCGCGGAGGACAAGGAGCGGGCGCGGCAGGAGATTCTGCGGCTGGCTTCACAACAGGTACGGTAACCAACCTTCTATACGAAGGTAGATAGAAGTAAGGAGAGAAATGGGAGTTATTACATCGACGAATTTGGCTAATGCGATTGTGAAGCTGGTGGCGGCGGACGCTCTGCCGGCGCTGGTGGGCAACCTTGTTATGGGCAACCTGGTCAATCGCGATTACGAGCCGGCGCTGGCGCAGGCGGGCGATACGATCAACGTTCCGATCCCGCCGGCGCTGACCGCCAATAACATCGCGCAGGGCGGCACGGTGCAGGCGCAGAACCCGAATGTGGGCAATGCGCAGATCGTTCTGAACACGCACGCGGAAGCGACGTTCCAGATCCCTGATGTGACCAAGGTCCTGGCTGTGCCCGATCTGCTGAACTTGTACATGGGTCCGGCGGTGGCGGCGATCGCCGAAAAGATCGAGAGCGACCTGCTGGGCCTTTACGCGGGCTTCACGGCCAACCTGCCCCTCGGGTCAGCGGGAACTCCAATCACCGAGGAGTTGATCGATCAGGCGGAGACGTCTTTGTTTGAAGCGAAGACGCCGGCCAGCGAGCCGAAGTACCTGGTTGTCGACTCCGGCACTTATTCGCAGCTGCGGCAGATTCAACGATTTAGCGAGTATCACAGCGCTGGAGAAGCCGGTCTACGGGCGCTGGTCGACGGAACAATCGGGAAGATCAAAGACTTTTACGTGTTCCGATCACAGTATGTGGCGAAGACGGGAAGCACCCCGACGAGCGTTCATAACCTGGCGTTTGCGAAGAATGCAGCCGGACTAGTGGTCCGGCGGCTGCCCCAGCCTCTGCCCGGCACCGGCGCCATTGCGCAGTATGCCGAGATGGGCAACTTCGGCATGCGAGTGGTTATGAGCTACCAGCCGAATACGCTGGCTCAGCAGTTTACGGTGGACGTTCTGTACGGCGTCGGGATTCTGAGGAACAACTTCGGCGTGCAGATCACGACCTAGTCAGAGAAGAGTGTAAGAACAAACTCGGGCGGGCTTTGGCCCGCCCTTTTTATCTGGAGAGGCTATGGACTTACGGCAGTACTACGCAAAAATCCGGCAGACGGAAGAGAAACTGGACAGTGAGTTCGTCTTGGTAGTCAGCCAAGAGACTTCCGACGGCGGTCGGGCCGGGGTGATGAGTGAGGCGCCGCGGGCACTCGCTGCGAAGATGATTGTGGAAGGCCGCGCCCGCGCCGCAAACGAAGATGAAAAACGCGAGTATGAGCAACAGGCGGCGCGGTTAAGGCGCCTGGCTGAACAGGCTGCCGCAGCCAAGCGCGTGCAAGTGACTGTACTCACTGAAAGCGAGCTCCGCGCGATACGTCGAAAGGAATAGCCCATGGCGCTATTTACCGACGGCCTCTGCACCAGCTTAGAGGACATGCCAAAGTATGACAGCTCCGTGCTGGCAGTATGCGCTTCGGAAGGAATCGATTTGGGGGCAAAGCTGGCGCTCGCTCAGGAGCACCTGGCTTCGGATCTAGAGGCGTTGCTGGCCGGCGAGGCGCTCGAGAAGGTGGTGGCTACACCTGCGTTGCGCGCGGCGCATGCCTTTGCGGCACTCGAGCAGGTGTATCGAGACGCATACAACAGCCAGCTCAATGACCGTTACGAAGGACGATGGCGGCAGTATGAACGTTTGCGGCGCGAAAACTGGCACAAGGTCGTAGAGAACGGCATCGGTTTAGTGGACGAGCCGGTGGCAAAGGCGGCGGTTCCAGAAATCTGGGCGGCAGCGGGAACGGGCGGGGTAGGCGGCAACTTCTATGTGCGTGTGGCTTGGGTTAATGCACGGGGCGAGGAAGGCGCAGCGAGCGATGTGGCCGCTGCCGATGTGCCAACGGGAGCGTCGCTGGCAGCGCGGGCGACCAAGCAGCCGCCGCACAGCGCCGGCTGGAACATTTATGCCGGGCCGAGCCCAGACGGCTGCACCCGGCAGAACACCACAATGCTGGCGGGAGGCGAGCAATGGGTACAGGTGGGACAGCTTAGAGACGACGGCGAGCCCGCACGCAACGGACAAATCGCAAGTTATGTCCGGGCGATTCCTCGCCTTCTGCGGAGGGGTTAAGCATGGCGGGAGTGGCAAAGAGGGCCGCTGACCGAGTGACGACGTTGCTGGCGGCTCCGCAAGGGTTGCCTGCAACGGCAGCCGCTCTGGCTCAAGCAGATGGACTCGCCGTTGCAAGCATCGAGGCGAAGCACATCCTGACGATGAATGTCGCAGCGGAGATGGCGGAACGCGCGCTCGAGCTGAAATATCCCGTGGTGTCCGTCTATTGTGAAAAGTCCGTAAATACGCTGCGGGAGAAGTTTCGAACGTTTTCGGGTTCAATCAGGCTAGCGGTCGAGGTACGAGCGACACACGACCGATTGGAAGGGTTGGCGGCAGCGACTCAGTTATATGCGGAGGCCGTGGCGGGAGTGCTCGACGAAAACCGAGGGAACTGGGGTGACGGCATGTTCTTTACCGGCCAGTACGAGATCGAATTTGGACCGATCAAGCGCGGAGGGCGAGGCTTTTTGCAGACGGCGAAGGTGAGCTTCGAAATACAGGCAAGCCGTTAGAGGCAGTGGAGAGAAGATGGCGAGTTATATTTCATCAAACGCAAATCGATTCTATGCCGCTCTGGAGAGCGCGTATGGAGCGGTGCCTGAGATCAGCGCAAACCACCGATTCCCAGCCGTAAAGCTGGCGGTGAAACAACAAATTGAAACTGCGGAGCGCAGGGATAAGACCGGCAGCCGCACGTTTGCAGGCGCTCCGCCCGGCGCCCGCCGGAACACAACGTTCACGGTGCAGACTTACGTGACGAGCTGGGATCTCGCGGCACAAGAGCCAGGATACGGTCCTCTAATCCGAGGCTGCCTGGGCGGAACGCCGCAATGGTTCGCCGGAGGCACGGCAGGAGCGGGATCAAGCGGGGCGACGGTGGTGTTTTCAGCGCCGCACGGTTTGAGCGTGGGCCAGGGGCTGACACACGATGGCGAAATCCGATTCGTGACGTCAATTCCCAGCAGCACGAGCGTGCAGGTCAACGCCCCTTTCTCTACAACGCCGGGAGCGGGCACCTCGATCGGGCCGGCAATGACATACACACCTGCGACAGAGTTGCCCAGCGTATCTCTGTTTGACTACTGGGACCCGAGCACGGCAGTGCAGAGATTGCTGTGCGGTGCAGCAGTCAACCAGATGACAGTGAATGTGAACGGAGATTTCCACGAGCTGGAGTTCAGCGGCGTGGCGCAGGACGTCATGGACAGCAGCAGCTTTGCCGAAGGAATGGGGCAGTTGAGCGCTTTTCCGGAGGAGCCGGCTGCGGCGGCGTTCGACTACTCGGTGACGCCCGGGCACATGGGTCAAGCGTGGCTGGGAAGCTCGCCGGAGAGGTTTCATACGATCACGTACGCGCAATTCAGGGTAAATAACGACTTAGACGTGCGCGCGCGTGAGTTCGGGAGTAATATTCCACGGGCAATCTCACCAGGGCGAAGGACGGTAATAGTAGATTTCGATCTGTACGGCACGGACGATTCGGCCACGGCGGCGCTGTACCAGGCAGCCAGGCAGCAGTCGCCAATCAGCATCATGTTTCAGCTGGGCGAATCGAATGGTCAACTGCTAGGGGTATACCTCAAGAGCGTCACTCCCGAAGTGCCAGAGTTCAATGATAGCGACCGCAGATTGCAATGGCAGTTCAGGAACTCGCGGGCGCAGGGCACAGCGGACGACGAGATCTTCATTGCAGTCGGGTAATGCGGTACGAAAGCACAATGGAAATCGAATCGCGCACCATGCCCGGCGCGCGATTCACGATCCGCAAGATGTCATTCGAGCGGCGGATCGAGCTAGCAGAGAGTGTTCGTGAACTGGCGAACCGAATTGAATATCTGGAGGCCGGCAGCGATCCAAAGGAAAAGATGAGGGCGGCCTTGCTGAAACGGGATATCGACCGGATACAGCTGCGGTGGGGTCTTGTGCGGATCGACGGCCTGGAATTGGATGGAGTTCCGGCGACACCGGAGAAGCTGCTGGAGGATGGACCAGAGGCACTGGTCGACGAGGCGCTCCAGGCAATCCAGGCGCAGTGCGGACTATCGGAAGAAGAACGAAAAAACTGATCGTCGCCTTTCACTTTCAACGGGGAAACCAGGCCGGGTGGAAGTGCGCAGATTGTAGAAGAGCCGGCCTGGAGAAGCGGCGCCGGTGTGCATGGACACCAGGGGCGTTGGAAACACCGCCACGCGTGGTATGGGCGTCAGGCGCAGTTGCCGTGGAGGTGTGTCCGCAGTCGTACGTGACGCCGCGCAGCCTCGGGTGGATAGAGCGCTTCGTCGTATGGCAAAAGCTCGGCCAAGGGAAAATGCAGGAACTCAGCGCGAGAGATGCGGAGGCTTTTCTGATACTGCTGGAGGAGTCGAAGGATGAACATGCGTGAGACGGAAATCGAGCAAAGGATACTCCAAGCGTTCGATCAAATTCTGAGGAGCGTCGGTGAGTTCGGGTTTAAGACATTCGAAGACGGCGCCGAAGAGGCAGTACGGCAATCCTCGGAACATTTGCGGGTGGAGGGTGCAGCGACGGTGGAGCAGGACGCGCCCCAGAGCGCGCCCGCACCTTCATCCGCCTCGAAACCAGTCGAGGCTGCGCCTCCTCAGTTCAGGACGCCTGCGATATCAGTATCGAGTGGTGCGGGCGGGAGCAAGACAGCGCAGAACGGCAACGGCATAGCATCTACAATTGTTCGAAGCGCGTTCGGCACTGTGCCCTTGGCACGCCTGGTAATGGGCTTGTTTGGGGGCGACAAACAGGACGAGCCGTTGCCGCTCACACGATTCGCGTTACCGGCAGCCGTGCGGGTTGAGGCGGCGAACAGCCGCGCTTCCGAAAATGGCCGATTCACGCCCCGGGAGCTAAGTTACGGGCAAGACGGGTTGGCCAGAGCAGTGGAATCAGGGATGTTGACCGACGTGCAGCCGAAAAGGACTCGTGGCGCGAATCTGGGGGTTGAGCCAGCGTTCGCAGAGAAGCCGGGAAGTGCAACACGGCAGACTCCGCTCATCAATATCAACGTTCAAGCAATGGACAGCCGTTCGTTCCTCGATCATAGCAGTGAGATCGCCCAGGCCGTTCGCGAAGCGATGCTGAATATGCACGCTCTTAACGACGTGGTGAGTGATCTCTAATGGCGGCCTTTCCAAAGCTGAAGACGAATGCAGCGGTGCAATATCCAATCGTTCGAGAAACAGGATTTGCAAACGGAATTCTGCGATTCCTGGATGGTTCTGAACAGCGGTATCCACTGCGAATTGCCAGAAGACGATGGGTAATTCGTCTGGATCTCCTCGATGCAAGCGAAATCCGGGACATCGACGAATTCTTCACGAGCCAACAAGGAAGGTTTGGCAGCTTCTCTTTCACTGATCCTGCGGATCAAGCGGAATATTCGGATTGCAGCCTGGATCAGGACGACCTTACATGCATTGCGACGGATGAACTGCGCCACCGCACGCATCTTGTCATTCGCCAGAACGGATAAACAATGCGGCACTTCCCCCAATTGAACGCAGGAAGCATGGCGCAGTTTCCTATAATTACGCGCCGTCTGCGGCGAACGATATGGAGCGAGCTGGCAGATGGAAGCGTTGTGAAGCTTGCGGATGCCGGACTTAGCCTAGTGGAGTGGGACCTGGCGTTTGAAAGTCTCACGGATGAAGAAGCTTCAACAGTGGCTCACTTTTTTGCAGACGTTCAGGGCAACCTAAAGACGTTTTTATTCGTTGATCCGCTCGGAAACCTGCTGAGCTGGAGCGATGACGTCAGCCAGCCGATTTGGGAGAAAGACGCCCTGCTGAACGTCACGAGCAACGTGCCTGACGTTTTCGGCGGCGAGACGGCGCACCTGTTGGCCAACGGCACCGCCGCGCTTCGCGGGATCCAACAGACAGTGAACGCACCGAACGAATACAGCTACTGCTTCAGCGCCTGGGTGCGAGGGGCCGCAGGCGCGCGGATAACGCTGACGGCCGGGACGCACAGCGTTGAGAGGCGAACGACGTCTCAATGGGAGCGAATGTATGTGGCGCGGAGCGGCGAGGCCCCGGTCGAAACGGTGACCTTCCGGCTGAGCATAGAGGAAGGCGGCTCAGTCGAAGTTTGTGGTTTGCAGGCTGAACCGCAATTGGCGCCTTCCTCCTATCGGCGCGGTGGACCCGTGGGAGCTGTTTACCCTAACGCGCGCTTCCGCGATTCAGCGCTGGCCATTTCCGACGATGGTCCGAATTCTCACTCTTGCCGGTTTACGGTGGTCAGCAATGCAAACAGTCTTTGACACAAAGGAACAGATCATTCTTGACACTCCGCTGTTGCTCACCGAGTGCCGCCTGAGGAACGGCAGTGTGGAGCGGTGGAGCACCCATCGAGTGACGTGCGACGGGGCTTCATACGAGCCCCGCGTGCTGCGACACAGCGCGCTTGAGCTTATGACCGCCTCCGACCAGGGAGTAGATTCGATTCCACGAGTGACGCTGACGCTGACGAATGCTGATAGTCATTTCTCGGAGATTGAGCGGAGCACCGGGTGGAAGGGCGCAAAGATAACGGTCAGGTTCGCGTTTCTTGATCTGGCTACGGGCGAAGCGACAACGGAGGCGACGACCATTTTCCACGGAATTGCCAATCCCCCGGAAGAGATCACCGAGAGGACGTTCCGATTATCAGCGGCGAATCGAATGAGCATGCAGCGGGTGATCCTGCCGCAGATACGCATTCAAAGACGATGTCCATGGGATTTTCCGAGCACGCAGGAGCAGCGAAACGAGGCTGCGCATGGCGGGGCGCAAGGAAGGTATTCGAGATTGTTTCGGTGCGGGTACTCGCCGGACGTTCCTGACGGCATTGGAAATCTGGACGGCGGTCAGCCGTTCACATTTTGCCGATATACGCGCGCCGACTGCACGGCGCGCGGGATGTTTTCCAAAGATTCGAGTGGCCGCGACACGCGCCGTTTCGGCGGCTGTGAGTTCGTACCTCCCTCTTTCCAGGTTCGTTCATATGGGGAAAAGGGCAGTCATCTGTCGGCGGTGACGACGAATGAAGGTAGATACAACGATCTGGTCCCGCTCGTCTACGGCACCGCGTGGTACACGCCGCCAGTGACATTGGCGCGAAACGACGGCAATCTGACGCACATGGAAGTGTTGCTCGGGATGGGCGAGATCAATGGCGTGCTGAAGGTGCTGGTGAACGACATCGAAATACCAGAGGCGCAGAGTGGCGCGAACATGAGTGGGACCGGCTGGTTCAATTTAGTTTCGCGCGGGAACCGTACAGGAACCTTCAACCTCGATTTCGCAGATGCGAACGGGACGCCTGCGGGGAATCCGTACGGGAGCATGGCATTTCTCTCGTTAGTCGTCCCCAATAGGATAAGCGATGGCAAAAACCTGCCTAGCGTGAAAGTACTGATTGAGGGGCTGAAGCTGCCACAGTATTCACAGACAGGCGACTATCTTGGCGATGCGTTTACCAACAACCCAGCATGGGTGATTCTCGATCTCCTGATGCGTTGCGGCTGGGATCATAGCGAAATCGACCTGCCTGGATTCGCACAAGCGGCGGCGTTTTGTAGTGAGCCGATTGAGGCGTGGGATCCTCTGGGGAACAGCATCACCGTCCCGCGATTTCAATGCAATCTAGCATTACAGCGTCGGAGGAGCGCGGCGGACATTATTCGAGGCGTCCGGAACGCTGCACGATTGTCCCTGCACTATGCCGCCGCAGGCAAACTGTCGCTGACGGTTGAGAATACGATGGCCGGGCAGCAACTTGAGAAGCCCGCATGGACGAACGCTACCACGACGCTCGACGGCGGTTGGGCAAGCTACGAATTTGACGACAAGTCCATCCTCAGACGGTCGGATGGGGAGCCGGCGGTTCGGGTCTGGTCGCGAGCGACAGCGGATACGCCGAATCGCTTCGCGGTGGAGTTTCAAGACGAACTGAACGGATATCAGCAGGACAGTCTTGCTTTGGTTGACACGGAAGATGTGGCTGCGGCGGGACAGGAGGTCACCGGCACTCTGCCTGTGCTGGGCCTGCCGAACTTCGATCAAGCCGCGCGAATCTTGAAGTTTCATCTAGACCGATCAATTCAAGGCAACACGTATATCGAATTCGAGACAAGCGTCAAAGCGATTGGAATTCGGCCAGGCGATCTGATTGCATTTACATATTTGAAGGAGGGATTCCTCAGGCAGCCTTTCCGAGTCCTGAAGATCGCGGCGCAACAGAGCTACGCCCGGTTCAGTCTCACGGCGCAGATACATCGAGATGCATGGTACAGCGATACGAATGGTCAGAGTAGCGGCGTCTCTGGCATCGGACGGCAACCGGGTTCGGGCATCGGCTTACCGCGACCCTTGATAGGCAATTCGATAAGCGCCACGGGAGAAGTGGAGTTCGCGATCGCCGAAACAGTACAGGAGCAGAGCGACGGGAGCGTCCGAGTGGAATTGGAAGCAGGATTCTCTCCTCCGCCGCAATCGCGAGCCGATGGTCCGAGCATACCGCTGATCAGCCTGGCGCCTGCAATAGAAACTAGCGGCGGAGCCATAGCTGGAAACCAGATTCTGTACTATGCGATCAGCGGCGTGGACGAAGCAGGCCGCGAGAGCGGGCTGTCGTTCATCGTGCGGGCGAATGTGCCGGCGGGGACGAATACCAATCAGGTGAGGCTCACGAAACTGAGCTTTTCGGAGACGACCACCGCCTTCCATGTCTATCGTGGAATCTCGCCGGCCCGTTTGTTTCGTATTGCGTCCGATTGCCAGCTAACGCCCGAGTTCAGCGACGACGGGCTTGAGAGCCAACTCACGGCTGCCGCCGATCATAACTACGATCACGCGAACTTTTACTGGCGTCTGGAATTGCTAAGCCCGCTTGCAGCCACGCTGCACAGCCCAGATACGATCGGCAATAACATACTGTCCTTGCAGCCAAACGAGCATCGAGGCATGGCAATCAGGATCATGTCAGGAAAAGGAGCGGGACATGAGCGCACAATAATGCAGAATTCGGCGACGCTGCTGACGGTGGACCGGAAATGGGATGTGCAGCCCGACGGAACAAGCGTTTTTGCGGTGGCTGAGGCGAGCTGGCGCTTTGGCGCGAGCGCTGCAACGAGTCCAGTGCGGTTTGATATCCCCAATCGGGCCGGCACCGGAATCCAGATCTGCGGGCGAGCCGCCAATGTGAACGATCTAGAGGCGCCGTATGAACTCTCGACCGTTACCCGATGGACGATTGGAGGGGGCGCCGCTGGTGACCAGGATGTTCCGCCAAAACCGACATATGGCGTCGGGATCTCGCCAGTAGTGCAAGGCGCTCTGGAAATCGGAGGAATTGCATTCACGGACCTTACGAATACGCGCACCGTGCAGGCAGGGACAATCAGCGTCTACTACTGGAACGAACTTGACGGACAGCCGAGCACAACGCTCACGGGTGCAGTGGGCGCATCGGAGGACATGATCACAGTTAACGTTCCAACTACCGCGGAACCGGGGGCCATAGTCCAATGTGAAGCTGAGATCTTTCGCGTGGAAGAAGTGTTCGATGGCGGCACAAGGTACCGAGTGTCACGCGCCTGGCACGGCAGCACCGCGTTGGCGCACGCGCCGGGCGCTACAGTATACCACCTGCGACGCAAGGTGGGGGTAGTAGCGTTCCCGGCAGAGTTCTTTGGAAGCCCAGCGAGCGGAAGTTGGTCACACACGATCATTCTTCCGGAGGCGCGTGTCGCGAGCTGCGAATTAGTGATGACAAACAGCAGAGGGGACAGTGAGCCGGCTGCGGGCTGTCTTACGGGGACTGCCGACTTCGGCATTCGGACGTTGTCGGGAAGGCAGATGGCGTTTCAGATCGATGGCTTTCTCGCCGTGGAGGATGGCGCAGCTCCGGATCTGAGCGTGGATGCGTCGCACGCTGTTCGAGACGTGTCTGCCACGGTGCGCGAAGCGCCGACAGGATCCCCTATCGTAATCAGGCTGATGCAGGATGGAGCGGAGTACTGCCAGCTTAGCATCGATCCTGGGGAACTCAGTTCGCAAGTGGTGAATGGCTTCCCCTTAGGGCCACTGCAGGCGGGCGGCATCCTGCGGCTAGACATATTAGCAGTAGGTCTGGAAACCCCGGGTGCGGATCTGAACGTCGTCATTCGGATGTAATCATGGGTGAGATCCTGCAAAAGCTTACCCCTGATAGAGACTTGCAATGCTACTTTGAGCGCCCATCGGCGATTGCGACACTAAGTGAAACAAGCGCCTCAGGATTTACGGTATCAGGCACATGGCGCCAGCAATTTGATTGGGCTGTCGTAGAGTGGAACTGTGACAACGTGATTGAACATCCGGCCCTACGTAATTTGCCGGACGGCGATCTTAGCGGGCTGACGCTCTCGTATGTCGAGAGCCGCGAGAATTGCATTCCGCTTGATTCAACCTGGTATCCCACCGTCGACTGGCCATTCCTTCGGATTTGGGCGGACAGCGGCGGCGTCGAGCAGCTCTACAAGGTTCGGTTGAGCGATTATGCAACTCCCGAACCGGGAGAGCCCCTGGAGCGGGCATGGTGCGAATTTGAGCTGCAAGGCACGCCGACTCCGGATGATTATGTGGAGCTGGCTTGGCTGAACGAGCACTATACAGCACAGGTATTCGATGGGCAGTCTTTAGAGGACGTCTGCGAGGTCATCACACAAGCAGTAAATTCAGGCTCACCCACGATGACGGCAACGGTCAACGAGACAACGATTAGGCTTTTCTGGAAAGCTGCGGGCGTCAACGGAAACCGCATCGGCGTCTATGGCAACGTAAGCGGGGCGGGAACGGCGTCGTGGAGCTCCAAGAGTCAACTGCTGCACGGCGGCGTATCACCGTTTCGGTGGCGTGTTAACTTGGATTTCTCTAATCTGATCGACATCGATGGCCGTGTAACGCCGAGTTCTTCGGTTCGAAAACTGCGGTGGACTTACGCAGCAGACATACAACCAGGGGCCTTCGTCAGGTCGGAGTTCCGCGTTAGGATTTCCGAGTGGACCGTGACCGGACAGCGGCGAAACTACGCTGTTGCGGGTGCAGGAAGCCGACGGGTTGAGGACGACGCTAACGCCGTCACCTATTCGGGTCCATGGACGACCAGCAGGGGGAACTTCTCCGGCGGCTCGATCCGGACCAGCACAACTTCCGGAGCGGCGGTATCGCTGTCCTATAGCATGCCTTCTGCGCACCGGCTTTACTTAGGAACACGACGGCATGTCTCCGCGCCTCCGATCCTGGCGTCCGTCGACGGTGGCGCACCGCGCATGTTCCAGTTGGCGTTAGCTGGTGAGGACGTCCTAATACGGCTGGACTTGGGCCTGATAGAGGCGGGGTCGCATTCCATAATCGTCAGCCACGCCGGCACTGCAGGGCAGGCGATGTTCTTCGACTTTTTTGAGATGTGCGTGGCATCTGCCCATCTTCCCGTTTTCTCAGACAATCCAACCGCAACTCTGGCTACTGACTGGGACACGGACCACTCCATTGCGATCGCACCCGAGCGGAGCGCATGGCTGATGAACACGCTAGGGTTCCGAGGAAGGGCCAACCACTATGTTGGAGCCTTGTGGTTCTACGAATTATCATCCCCGGACAACGTATACGCCAGCGCTACAATTCAGTTCGATGGCGCTCCAGAATTCGGAAAGAGCACGATCTTATCGCTTGGCCCGACAAATATCGTACACCAGAACCTAATAGGCGATACCGCGGAGAGCGTGGCCACAGCGTTTGCCCTCGAGCTCAACGCTGGATCGACCGCATTATGGGCGGAGCCTGAGGGAAGCTTGCTTACATTGCACGGGCGTGCAATGGGAACAGCGGGCAACGGATTGGCGATCGGAATTCAGACGAACAGCGAGACATTTACAGCGACGCCGAATTCGGCCATTATGGCGGGCGGAGTTACTGGCGAATGGCGAACTGACCTGGAAGCGATGCCGCGATGCAATCGAGCCGTTCGCGACTGGAGCAGGAGTTTCTTTACGGCGCTGAAAGGATACGGCATCGACGTCGCCGCAGCGTTTAGTATGGAGTTGCAGCATGGTGATCCATCACTGGAGGCGGGTATCGCGCAGCGCTATCCCAACGGCGAACCGGCCCTGCTAAATACGCCAGCCCTGCAAACGAATTTTTCCCCCACCAGCGTGAACTTTTGGAAGCAGGTCTATCTGGATATGGCTACTATCATGCAGGAGGCCGGCTGCCAGCCGTATCTTCAGTTCGGTGAAGTTCAATGGTGGTACTTCCCCGCCCATGGTGGTATGCCACTTTATGACGAATACACGACGGCGCGCTTTCAGGCTACATACGGCCGCCCGATGAACGTGATTGTCAGCAATAACGAGCGTCCGGAAAATCATCTGGAAGAATGCGAATTCCTTCCCGCGCTAATCGGTGAGTTTACCGACGCGGTGATGGCATTCGTGCGGCAGACCTGGCCGCAGACGAGGTTTGAGGTGCTCTATCCCCCCGACGTGAACGACTTTCCACTCACTCGCGTCATCAATTTGCCGGCTGCAAATTGGTCACCGAGCAGGCTCGACTGTCTTAAGACGGAGAACTTCACGTACACCGGCAATCGAGATATGAACCTCGCCAAGGCGTCTATCCGACTACCAATGGAACTTGGGTTCCCGCGGTTTAAGGCGAGCCATCTGGTAGGCATCTGGGATTACACTACTCCCTGGCAGAGAGAGGTGCGAGAGGCTCGCGCACACGGGGTGGAGTCGATTGTGCTGTTCGCTCTCGACCAGTTTTGTCTGATAGGCTACCCCGCGGCTCTCGAGCGAGGTCAACGCCGCAGCTTTGCTCGATAA